GCGAAAAAGTTCCTGTTTATAGTGCTAAGGTAGAAACCACCATTACTAATACTAAAACAGGTCAAGAGTATGATTCACACGAGCAGTGTCAGGCAGACATTGACAATCCTGATACAGAAACAACAGAGGCAGATATTAGAAGAGATGTTCATGTAACAGCTCCAAATGTATTTGCAGGGGCACACACCCTACCGGAGTAAAAATGTTTAAAAAGATTCTACCCGCAATTACAGGAGCAATAGGTTTCGCATTTGGTGGTCCTATGGGTGCTTCTATTGGAGCAGGTTTAGGATCAGCGATTAGAGGAGACAATCCCGCAAACATAGCTACATCAGCATTGATGGGTTATGGTTTAGGAGCCTTGGGAGGTAGCATGGGATTAGTTGGTGGTCAAGGGTTAGGTGCTCTTGGTTCTAGTGCAAAAGCTGCAGTTGGTTTAGGGCAGACTGCCGCTAGCGCTCCAACATCAACCTCTGCTTTAGCCGCACAAATGGAAGCGAACGCTGTTAAACAAGCAGCGACTTCAGCAGTTCAAAGAGAAGGGTTACTATCTCAAGCAGGACAGTTTATTAAAAACAACCCATTAGCTGCAGGTGCATTAGGCTTAGGTGCTATCGGTGCATTAAGTTCGGACGAGGATGAGGGAGTAGAAATGCCTGAACCACCAAAAGCAGGAAGTGTCTCTCCTTTAGATCTTAGCACACCAGATGTAAGTTATTACGATCCCGAAACAGGGTCATATGGTGCGGCGGCACCAACATATAGAAGTTTAAAAGACGGAGGCTTTCCTAGAAAGACAGGACAGATCTCTGGACCTGGAACAGAAAAATCTGATGACATTCCTGCCATGTTAAGTGATGGTGAGTTTGTGATGACGGCGAAAGCGGTCAGAGGATTAGGATCATTGAAGGGTGCAAAAAAAGGTGATAAGTTAGAGCAACGTCGTAGAGGTGCAAAGCAAATGTACGACATGATGGATAAATTAGAGAAGAAGGTAGCATAGTGGTAGATCAAGTAGTGTTTCAAAGGCAAGCGCCGTTTATAGAAGAGAGAGTAGAGCAGATATTAGGTTCCACATTTGGTATACCTAATTTTCAAAGACTAGCTGGCGAAACAGATGCTGAATATGAAGCTAGATTAGAGGAGTTAGGCGCTACTAGAAGACCTGATGAAACAGATGAACAATATGAATTAAGACTGAGAGGACTAGCAGGCATACCTCAAACAGTCCCCGCACAACAAATTGCACCTTTAACTCAAGCACAACAAACAGCAGTTGCAAAAGCACAAGAGGGATTAGGCGCTTATCAACCATTTTTGGATGCTGCGTCCACAACCGTGGGGGCAGGGCTAGGGGCCATCGGCGCAGGAGTACAACAATTAGATCCATCGCAAGTTTCTACTTTCATGGATCCGTATCAACAACAAGTTACACAACAAGCATTAGCTGAACTAGACAGGCAGGCAGCTATGCAAGGACAACGAACAGCGGCAGAAGCCGTAGCTGCAGGGGCATTTGGTGGATCACGATTCGGTGTTCGTGAAGCGGAAGAGGCGAGAAATTTAGCTCAGGTAAAATCGCAAAGAATTTTTGAAGACTTATCACGAAACTTTTTACAAGCTCAACAGGCACAACAAAGAACAGCGCAACAGTTAGGACAGCTTGGAGTACAAACACTACAAGCAGGTCAAGCACAAGTTGGATTAGGAGAAGCTGGGCAAAGATTAGGTGGAGTTGACATCAACAGATTATTAAGCGTCGGTGGTGTTCAACAACAACAACTTCAAAATGAAATGGAAGCTGCTAGAAGAACAGAGTTAGCCAGACAACAAGAGCCATTTAGAAGAGCGTCATTCGCTGCAGACATTTTACGAGGCGTGCCTTCATCTCAAATGAGATATACAGAGACTCCTGCACCATCTTTATTTCAGCAAGTAGCAGGTTTGGGTATTGCAGGTCTTAGCACTTTAGGTGCTTTGGGAGGAACGGCTGGTATCAGCTCGTTACTAGGATAATGGCCATATTAGATAGACCCCTTTTTCAACGACGACCGACCATGGACCAGCTACGTCAGTATGGTTTACCTGCATTCGCTAATGGTGGTGTTGTTCAGAGATTTGATAATGGTGGAGATGTTAATAAACCTAATTTTAGAGAACCTATTAATGTAAAACAAAAATTTGATGAAGCTACAACAGAGATGCTTGATCCAGCGGTTAAACAAGAAGCAATTAAACAAGGAAGATTCTTCTCGCCTGCTGCTAGTCTTAAAGAGCAAATAGCTTTATTAGAAAAAACAATTGCATATAAAGAAGCAAACGGAATAGACGCTTCTGCTGACAAAGCTGAGTTGAATAATTTAAAAGCTCAATTAGTTCAAGAACAAAAAGAAGTAACTGCAATTAAAGAAGAATCAACTCCTGTGCCAAAAGAACTTACAGATGCTCTTGAAACAGGAGACACTGAAAAGGTAAAAGAAACTTTACTAACACAAGAAGGACCGGGACAGGATATTGAGATAAAAGCAAAAATTGAAGAACAAGAAAATGATAGAGATCCTCTTGGGCCTGAAAAAGATAAACTATCAGAACTAGAAGCATTAGTAAGAGAGAGATCTGATTTATATAAAAAGATTTTAGGAGATCCTAAAGAAGGATTAAAACAACAAGGGCTACTTCAACTAGCACAGTTTGGTTTAAATTTAGCGTCTGCTAGAGGGGGAACATTTGCAGAGAAGATTGCTAAATCTGCGAAAGACCCACTACAAACTTTTGCAGCTTTAGGTAGAGAGTCATTAAAAGATGAAAGAGCAATTGAAATGTTAGCTATTAAGGGTGCAGAAGATGAAATGGCTAGAACTCAAAAGGTTGGAACTTTTGGTCAATTAGTAAATGATATACTTCGTAATAATCCTGGTATGGATAGAAAAGATGCCGTTAAAGAGGCTTATGATTTAAGTCAAGCTAAGAGTGGTAAAACTCCACTAGAGATTAGAACTGAAGCATACAATATGTACTATGCAGATTTTGTTGCTAGAGGCGAAGAGCCCGCTGACGCTAGAAAATTAGCTAAAGACCTTGTTGCTAAAGATTTTGGAATTACGGAAGAGGAACAAGAAACCACTGAACCCGAAGTAAAAAGGGTAGAATAGAGAGGCTAGGCCATGGCCATCTATGAATATCAAGGCGAAAAGTTTGAACTAAAAGACGGGCTCTCTCAACAAGAAGCCGAAGTAAAAATAAAAAATTTTTTAAATGAAGAGGACGAAGCAAAAGAAGATAAGTCCCCCGGCTTTTTTAAATCTTTCTTTGCAGGCATAGCGTCAGGTGCTTTAAAAATACCAGAGGGAGTCTTCTCTCTAGGAGCAGAACTTATTGATTTAGGGTTAGACACAGATACAGCCACAGGTGTTGAAGAATTTTTTGATAAGATAAATCCATTTGAAGAAATAGCAGAAGAAACCTTAACAGGTAAACTAACTGAGGGACTCATACAGTTAGGTATACCGGGAGTTGCAGGTTATAGAATAGGAGCAGGTCTTGCTAGAAAAGCAGTTAATGCAAAAAGAGCAGGGCAATACGCCGATAAAAATATTGTTGGAAAAAGTTTAAGAGAAAGACAAGATATTGATAAAGACTTATTTAAATTAGATTTAAAAAGTAAATTAAGAATTGGTGGCGGAGGATTATTAGGATCAACCGTTGGTGAGGGCTTAGCATACACCGAAGACTTTGGAACAATTGGAGACACAATTGGGGGTCCTACAGAAACAGATATAAGAGAAGGACTAGAGGGTAGAGATGAAGCCTTTAGAAAATTTACCAATCGTTTTAAGTTTGCAGTAGAGAGTGGAGCTATTGGTGCAGGTCTTGGAGCCACCATCTCTGGTATATCAAAAGCTGTAAAACAAACACCTTTAGCTAGACAATTTGATCGTAGCCCTCTTCAAAGTAAAGTAGGTGCAGGTCTAAATAAACTTACATCTGATGGTGTATTAGGTGCCAGAGCTTTTAATATTTTAAAAGATGGTGATCAAGCAGCAACAACATTTATTTTAAAGTCTCAAATAATAAGTGAAGATTTAGGACAACTTGCAGAAAAAATAGCAAAGCAAGGTTTGAAGGTTGCAGGTGGCGACAAGCAAGAAGTATTTAGTAAGTTTACAAAATTAATAGATCAAAGATTAAAAGATTTTGGTGATTTTAAAAAATCAGATTTTGTGGTTGATGAAAAAGGACTTATTATTGATGGTCCTGCAGCAAATACTTCTTACTCAATTCCAAGAGTAAAAACAAAAGTCAATGCGAGAGGTAAAGAGTTTGAAGTTAACAACCCTGCTTTTCAAAAAAGACAAAGACTTCACGACTATATGAAGAATACTCTAAAAGCAACCGACGATGACATAACAGAATTAGAAAATTTATTATATGAAAGTAGATATCAAATAGACTTAAACTCTTTAAGACTTAACGAGTCTTTTTTAAAACCTTTAATTAAAGAGGCTAAAGATGTTCTTGATGAGGCTAGCTTACCTCAAAAAGAACTAGACAAAGTTAAAGAAATCAGAACAACACTTGAAGAATTAAGTAACACATTCTCTAGTCAGTTAGGTAAATACATGAACAGAGAATATAAAATATTCAAAACAGAAAAAGGGTTGATGAATAAATTATTCTCTGATGGTCAATTTAGACCCACAGCGGAAATACAGAGAAAAGCGGAAAGAGTATATAGAGTCGCCATAGCTCAAGCTTATAAAAATAGTGATGAAACTAGAAGAGCCGCTACAAATAAAGTAAAAGAAAGAGCAGCTAGAAATTCAAAACTTCCAATGGGCAGGAGAGACCCTCTTTATGAAAGAGATAGAAAAATAGGAATGCAAAGAGCTATTGAAAAAGAAATAGATGATATGGCTAAAGATTATTTTGAAAACCAAGCCGCACAAAAAGCCAAAGAGGCTGTTGAGATGATAGTAAACACTAGAGGTAGAAGTTTGTTTGACAAGCCTGATATCGGTATGGTGGGTTTTAAAAAACTATTAAAAGATGAAGCAAAAATAGAATTAGATGAAGGATTGTTCAAACAAAGAACTTTGAAAAACCCTGTAATTAGAGAGTTATTAGGAGAAATAGAAGATCCTTTTTATAATATCGCTAACACAAATTCTAAACAAGCACAGATAATGGCTCAACTTCAAACTCACAATAAACTTTATCAAGACACTCTAAAGATTATGCCAATGTCAGGGGGAGCAGTGAAAAGTCGTTTATTTTTCGATTCACAGCAAGATGCTATTGATGCAATAAAAATTTTACCAGAGTATAAAGATGTTAATTTAAATCTTGATAACTTAAAGGACGACATAGTTGAAATTAAAACTAATAATGCTGATATAGTTCCGAGCGTATTAGATGGTAAGTATACTTTTAAACCAGTGGCGGACGCAATCAATAGTGGAGATCAAATGTTAAAAGACAGCGTTCTAAATAATTTATACAAGTGGATGGTATTAGTACCAAAGAGTTTATCTCAACAAGCTAAAACTATTTACTCTCCTTTTACTCATATTAGAAACGTGATATCCGCAGCTTTATTTACTACCATGAATGGTAATATTTTATTTCAAAACCCTGCTCAAACAGCGAGGCTTTTCAAAGCAGCGTTTAAAGATGTCACAGGCAACAGCGCATTAGATAAAGCAAGAAGATTAAGAAACACTCGTCTAGGAATTAATGGTACAAACCCCGTGGCAGGAGAAGCAGATAGATTAGCTAAGGACGTAGGAACAGATTTTTATACAGGCAACTTTAATGAAGGTATGAACAAAACTTTAACTAGCGTTTCTAAATTAGCAGAGAAAGCAAGACGTGCTTACCTAGCTGAAGATAATCTATGGAAAAATTTTAATTTTGAAGCGGAACTAATCTCTATCAAAAAGAACTTTGATACATTAGGGGTGACAGCAGATAATATTTTTGATCCTAAAAACCTCATAGCGTACAGTAAACTTCTTGGTAGAAAGGTAACAAGGAATGATCCTATCTTTGACCGAGTGGTTGATATAAGTCCTGATGGTAAATTTTTAAATATGACTGGAGGAGTTAAAATGGAGGGGGATAAACTATTAGAAACTTTCTATGAAAACATGGCCGCTCAGATTACAAAACACAACATACCTAACTACGAATATGTAGGAGAGTTTATTAAAACATTAAGAAGATTACCTCTCGGTACCTTTGTAGCTTTCCCGGCTGAGATTATTAGAACGGGCTACAACACAATTCAAAGAGGTTTGAGAGAACTACAAGTTGAAGGATTTAAACAAACAGGACTTCGAAGATTAGCAGGTGTTGCTACAACAGCAGCAGTTGTCCCTGCAGGTTTAGTAGAGTTTGGTAAGTCATTAGCTAACATGACTGATGATGAGATGAGAGCGCTTAGAAGTTTTGTCCCCTCTTGGTCAACTAATGGTTTGTTAATGCCTATCAGTAGAGATGAAGAAACAGGTAAAGTAAAATACATGGATTTAAGTTATATCTTTCCATACGACACACTGATTAGACCTGTAAATACAATTCTTAATGAAGCAGCTAAAGGACAACAAACAGGAGAGAGTTTAAATAAATATTTATTAGATGCAGGAGCTACAAGTTTTTTTGAACTATCAAAACCATTCATCTCAGAGTCTATTTTCTTTGAAGCTTTTGCAGATATCGTCGCTAGAAACGGAAGATCGAGAGATGGCCGACAAGTCTTTAGACCTGGAGATTCTACAGGAGAAAAAATTTACAAAGGCGGTATGCACGTTTTAGAAACATTTGCTCCCGGTTCAGTAAGTCAAATAAATAGATTATTTAAAGCAGGAACTTTTGGTTTGACTGATAAGCGCCCAGATAAGTATGGACAAGTTTTTGATATGAGCGATGAGTTTGGTGGTATCTTTGGGTTCAGAGCCATCGAAGCTGATCCTGTAAAAGCGATGCCTTTTATTGTGACTGATTTTAATAAAAAGAATGATAGCGCAAGAGCATCATTCGTTGGTGATATATTAAAAGGAGGCTTTGTTTCTCCTGCTGAAATCGTAGATCAATATATTAAAGCGGAGAGAGTAAGATTTCAAAATTTTAAAGAGATGCACAATCTATACAAAGATGCTTTGTCTTTGGGAGCAAAAAAATCGAAAGTAATTAAAGAGTTAGGTCGTTTGACTAAAAGAGAAAGAATGTCCATCATAAGTGGTAGATATTTACCATACACTCCAGGTAAAGGTGTAAGAGACGCATTTAATCAAAACTTTAGAGAGTTAAGATTAGAACTAGGTAGAGATATAACCAATCCATTTAACTTAGCCTTTAAAGAAATCATGAAAATTTATAGAAACAATATAGGTGTTGACGTCAACGACGGCGATTTTGATTCAACCTTTGTCATACCAGAAGGGTTTACACAAACAGAGATCACGCCTCCCGCCCCACCGACCACGACCAAACCGATAAGTTCTACAGCAGGCAGCGTAGTTTCAGGTTTTCAAGGAACACAAAACCTTGATTCTCCTTTTGCACGTGGTACATTAATAGGCGACGACGAAATTTATCAGGAGTTAGCTAGACAAAGGAATACATAATGGCAGTACCAGGCGAACAAGAATCTTTTCAATCACAGACTTTTAGTGGGTCTAGAACATCCAATAAACCTACGACATCTAGTAACCCGATGCGAACTTTTCGGGACGCTGAGGCTCAAAGTGTGAAAGCTCTTCAAGATAGAAGAGAGGCAACAAGACAAAAATTTTTTAAAGGCAGAGAAGATATTTCTGATGCGAGATTAGACAGAAGACAAATTCAAGACGATTTATATGAAAAATTTAAAAAAGAAAACACCAAACTTGTGGAAGGAACCACAAATCTATATCAAGACACAACTCTAAGATTTGATACCGATCCATCAAGTCCTACTTTTGGTCAGTATACAAGAACAACGCTTGCTGATAAAGCTATGGAATTAGCAAATAAATACGGTCCTACCTTTACTGAAATAGCAAGTGACATGGGCTATGCTATAGGGAGTATAGCTAAAGGAGTTGCAGAGAAAGGCATTGGTCTAACCGCAATATTAAAAGGTGTGAGTAATAAGTTTTCTAATGACGCTAATAAAAATTATAATAACTTAAACGATGTATCAAAAGAAATTGCTGATAACCCTAGTAAATATCCGCTAACTTCTAGCGGATTAAACTCACTTCAAGTTATGAATAACAATGAAAGGCTAGCTCTTGAGGCACAAAGAGATGCACAAAAATTAAGAGATGCACAAAAATTTGCATTTGCAGAAGATGCAAGCGGTGTTCTTGGAATTGATCGAAATAGATTAGATAGATTTGTTAATGAACCTGTAGGAACTTTTGGGGAAGGATTGACAAAATTACCCGCACCAAAAATATCTGTTGATACTAAAGATGATGACTATGTAGAGTCTGGACAATTCAAAAAAGATTTACAAAAGTCAGGCATCATATCTGTTGATGATCCCTCAACACAAGAACCTTTACCCGATAGCACAAAGATACCCGGGTATAATGCTACCATTGGAATTTTAAAGGAAAGATTAAAAGCTCAAGGACTTGATGATCTTCAAATTCAATCAACAGTTAATCAAGTTACTCAACAAATTTTATCTGGTGATTTTACAGGCGATGTGGAAGTGGAAACAGGATCAACGACCCGTGGATCAGAATTACCAAACGCACCGGGGGGAATACAATATGTGGATCCTGTAGATCAACCCATTGATATGAGCACCGATGTGGGAAACAGAGTCTTTGGTGGTCAAAATATAGATGTTTCTCCAGGCTTAGCCGATACTCAATCTGGTTTTAAGAGTTTAGAATTTGATGACATATTAGGACGTAAGTCATCTGGGGGAACTCAAGTCACTGCTTTTAATAACCCTGTAAACTTAATGGATGTAGGACAAAGAGGAACCACAGGAGAAACTTACGGTGATGGCTTTGCAGTATTTCCTAATGCAGAGACAGGGATACTAGCAGCTAAAAATGATTTAAGAATTAAAACGGATAGATTTGATGGGGATGTAGAAAAAATTATTGGTCAGTTTTCTCCTCGTGTAGATAACCCAGATTCATTTGACAACTATATAAACTTTGTAAAGCAAGGTGTGGGGGATAGAGTTGACCCCGGTGAAGAAGATGAACTATTAAAAAGAGTTATTCAGTTTGAAAACAAACCAGATATTGCACAACAATATTTAGCGTTGGTCGCAGAGGGCGGACTGATGGATAAGAAAATGTATGGCGGTATTATCGCTTCAAAAGGGTAATGAAACGCATACCAAGAAAATCTGGACAACCTAGAAAGTCTAAGTTACACTCCGATCTCTATACCGATGAGAATCCAAAAGGAACAATTAAAGGACTTGGTTTTAAAGATGAAACATCAGCTAGAAAGAGCGTGTCTAAAATTCGTAGAAGTGGTAGAAGCCATGCTCATAAGACTCAAGCTGCTATCGCTATGGAGCAGAGAGCTAGGGTTGCTGGTAAAACAAAACCTGCAGGGGTATATAGGAAATTCATCGAAGCGCAGAAGAAGAAAACGAAAGCAAAACAAAGACGAACATGAAAAACATTGGGGCATAGGAGGTTTCTAATGATAAAAATTACTGACGAATTGAAGGCAAGAGTACAGGACCATGAAGGTCTGAGGACATCTGTTTATCTCGACACACTTGGCAAAAAAACTGTAGGCATAGGCCACCTCGTGCAACCACATGAAATGGAAAGATTTGCAGAGGGAGTAGAAATACCTATGGATGAGATTATGGAAATATTTGAAATGGATTTAAACAGAGCTGCGGCAGGAGCAGACATGTTGATACAAGATAACATCGGACACGATTTACCACAACACGTGGGCGAAGTTATTCTAGAAATGGTATTTCAACTTGGAACTACTGGAGTATCAAAATTCAAAAAAATGTGGAAGGCGATGAGAGTTAAGCAGTGGGAAACTGCGGCGGCTGAAATGAAAGATTCCAGATGGCATTCACAAACACCGAAGCGCTGTGAATCCCTAGCTGAAATTATAGCAAGCACTTAAAATTTTATTTTTTATTTTTAGTCATGCTTTTTACAGTCCTTTGATGTGACTCTAATGCATCCCACACCTCAACTCTTGACCAATGAGCCATAACACATTTAGATATGTCTTCATGTAAAACTTTTAACCAGCTAATATCCATCGGTATACTTCTACCTTTGTTATCAGCAATATGGTCCACTTCTTCATTAGTTAAGGATAAATTTAATTTACCGTTGTCGTAAGATATTCTCATTTTATCTCTCCCCAATTAGTTCCTATTTTAGCCTCGCATTTCACGGGCACATGAAGTTCAACAGCAGATTCCATTATCTCTTTTATCTCTGTCACCTGGGTCTCATTGGCTATTGAGATGTTGAGTTCGTCATGTATTTGAATCATGGGTATGACCCCATGAGTGTGCCACAAATCAACCATGGCTTTTTTGGTTTGATCTGCTGCTGAACCTTGTATTAACCTATTCAATGCACGATAGGTTCCTGCTCTTTTCATTTCATTCCACGCCCAAGTCTTCTTAGCGTTCTCGTGAGACATCATTCTTTTGTCATGGAAGTCTTTGTTCTCCCATAAATCAAAACGACATTTACGTCCGAGCAGTGTGTTGATATATCCATTCTGTTCTGTATATCTAGTTGCACGAACAATTATGTTGTTTAAAAAGTGAACATTATCATTGTATTTTTTCTTCAAAGCCTTTGCTT